CTAAATCGACGGTTTGGCGATTGCCCCGACGCGCATATACACCCGCTTCGTAATCTCCTCCTCGGTGTGGCCAAGTAGGCGACTTGCCTCCTTCACGTCGTTGATCTCCGTGGCGGCCTTCGGGCGGATGTCGCGGAACTGGAATTCGCCGATCCGCTTCGCCAACTGATCGTCGCCGGCTTCGATCGCGGCCGCCCGCGCCTGGTCGCGCGCGGCGTCCCATCGGTGGCGCAGCATGCTGGCGGTCACTCGGCGGCCGGTGGTGCTGGCGATCAGGTAGGGGCTCAGGTGGCCCATGTGGCGGGCGGCCATTTGCTTGATCAGCTGGCCCAGGCTGTTGTCCTGGTCGCCGTTGCGAATCAGGATGCGCAGCTTCTTCGTCGTCTTGGCCTGTTTCACCAGCAAGTAGTCGCCCTCAATGTCGTCGCGGCGCATCACCAGGACGTCGGCCGGGCGCTGGCCTGTGATGTAGGCCAGGTCCATTGCATCCTTCAGCTCCGGCGCGGCACAGCGATACACGGCAGCCCAGACCACATCGTTGGCGTAGTAGTCCCGCGGCGTTTCCTTGTTCTTGCGCACGCCTTGGCACGGGTTCTGGGTGGCGGTCAGCCCCCATTCCCTGGCCATGTTGAAGACGTGCGACAGGGTGGCGATCTCCCGGTTGGCCCGGACCTTCGCTTTCCGCGCGTCGCGGTACTGGGCAATCATCGCCGGCGTCAGCGCGTCGATCGGCGCGTCGTCGAACACCTTCCGGAGCTGCTTGAGCTCCATCAGGTTGTCCTTCTGGGTGCGGGGCGCCTTCTTCGGGACGACGTCCCGGACGTACCGGTCGAAGATCGAGCGCATGATGCGCAGGTCCGCCGGCTTCTCCTTGGCCTGCAGCTCAGCCCACTTGATGCGTGCCATGTCCAGATCGGTGCCCAGCGGGCGTTCCTTGCCGCTGGAGTCCTCGTAGTAGTAGCCAATCCAGACTTTTCCGTTCTTGCGCGCGCGCTTCCGCCGGTACATGCCCGGCGGGAGGTCGCGGTTTTCCTTGTTCCGTGGTCGCATTCAATTCACCCGAGAGAAGTCAGGCGTCCAGGCTGGTGTGGGAAGTTGCGCCGGCTGGAGGATCAGGGTGTCCGGCTTGATGCCGAGCATCATCCTGGCGTACTGCCGGCCGACCAGTGGGCGCTTGCCGCGGGCCTCGACGAATACCCAGTTGTGGGACTTCAGCCAGCGGCGTTGCCAGCCGTAGGCCGTGTAGCCGGTGATCTCGGCCAGTTCCTCGTCGGAGAGGATCTCGCTTTCCATGGGCAATACCTCGTCGCGCCGGCGCTGGCCGGCGGGGTTGGGAATGGGGATGGTGGGGCGCCTGGTTACCCAGGCACGCCCTTGTTCGGCGGGAGGCTGGTGGTGGTGGGGATGCGGCGCGCCTCGGAATCGACCTGGTACAGGCCGCCACAGTGGCAGGTGAACTGCTCGCCCAGAATCTCCTCGGCGTCGTAGAAGCCCAGGCCTCGGATGCTCTGGCAGTGCGGGCACCTGCAGATCAGCTCGCCGTCGACGTCCCGGCTGTAGTGGTGCACGTCGTAGATGTAGTCGTCAGCCATGGCTCACCTCGCGCGCCTGGTCTCGCCGCTTCCGCATCAGCTCGGAGACGTCGTTGGGGTAGTCGAGCTCGACCGCGCCATGCTGAATGGCAAGGGCCTTCTTGCTGAGGCAGATGTCGAAGTGGCTCTTCACGGTGCCCGGGTGCTGATGCCACTTCCGCTGGACGCCGATCTTGTCGGCCATGGCCAGTAGTTCGGCATCGGTGTCCGCGAACATGTGGCACATCTTCATGCGGCCGAAGGTGGCGTTCATGTTGTCGACATAGACGGCCATCACTCCCCTCCTTCGGGAAGTGGCAGGAGATAAGCCCAGTAGGTCACTTCGTCGCCCTCTACGTCGATCAACGGCGAATACCAGCCGTCGTAATCGGCGCTTTCCTTGACGTCGTGCCAGCCGCTGGCTAGGAACATGCCGTCTTCATCCGCATCGGGATGCCCCTCGCTGTGCAGCGGGTACTGGTTCAAGTAGCGGGCGGCGAAGACGTAGCTCTTGCCGTTCCTGGCGCGCCGAACGCAAACCATCAGTTCGCGGTCCTCGCCTTCCTTAACATCAGGCAGGCCGTTCTTGACGGATACCCAACTGCACTTCTTATCGCCACCCTGTGCGACCGGGCCCTTGATGAGATTCAGTGTCGCGACAGCCTCGCCATTGCAGGTGACCTCGAAGTTGCCGCCATGGTGCTCCAGCTTATCGATGACGGCCTTCAGCACGTCGCTGGTGACATCCTTCGGGCTGCCAACGAATGCGTCTCCGGCCTTGTTTACGCGGCCTGACATGATGCGGCCGCCGATCCCGGTGCATGCGATGCGGTTCATGCTGCACCTCCTTGCTCAGGCATAGGGGACAGCGGCCCGAACCACTCGAACCCTTCGTTGAAGTCGGACAGAGGAGACCATCTACCGAGGTCTTCTTCGCTGTTGCTCTCGTGCAGGTTGCAGACGAGCTCATCGCCATCGAGCGCTATCTCGACGAGCGCTGCTGGAGAGTCACCTTCGAACAGGCGGAAGCCGCGCACGTAGTAGGCGCCAGGCTTTGTCGGGTGGCCGATCATCCAGCCGTTCAGCAGCTGCCCAGCCTGGGCGGCCTGCTCGAGCAGCTTCGCGCGCTCGGCGATGTAGGCGGTCACTTCCCCCCGGCTCCTGCCGGCGGCCTGCATCCACATGTCGCGCTCTGCCCGAAGCGCTTGCAAGACGCGGTAGTGCTGGCCAACGAGCATTAGCTCGACGGCGATGTCCTCGGAGTCCTTCACCAGTTCGCGCTGCAGGCGCTCGACGACCTGGCTGTCCAGGGTGATGTCGTTGTCGCCGAGCTCCGTACTGCTGACCGCGCCGCCCAGGATCAGCGCGCCGACGACTGTAGGGGCCTCGATTCCGTCTGCTGCGCGCTGGGCAGCGAGCGCCGCGCGAGCCTGCCACCCCTTCCACTGACCGTTCAGGTAGTGCAGGCCGCTCGGGTACCGATCACCCTCACGCATATCGGCGATGTCGCGTGCTGCGCACGTTGCTCCCAAGGTGGCCTGGTATTCGGCGGCGTAGGCTACTTCGAAGTCATCGCGCTCGTTCGGCGCGATCTGGATGGTTTCTTTCATGCAACACCTCGATTCCCGCGCAGCCCTGAGCGATCGCGCAGGCTGGCGCAGTGGTTGACCTGGCGGTACTCGGTGCAGATCACGATGGCGTCGCCGCCGTCGTGCCGGTGCACCGGCATCCTGTTGAAGGGAAGGGACGAGCAGTCCTGGTGGCGCTTGCTACAGCCCTCGCAGCGGCTGGCCTTGGGGTAGTAGGTCGTCATGCCCGCCGCGCCTCCATCGCCTTCCTCCACTGGATGAACGTCTCCGCCCGCGGCACCAGGTCGGCGGCGCGGTAGATCGGCAGCCGCAGTTCATCGGCCCGCGCAATCTCCGCCTGGGTGCCGGCGGAGCGGTGCCAGCCCGGCGCCAGAACCACCGCGTCGCAGCGCTCCATCAGCGCCATCGTGCCGCGCAGCCAGAACTCGTCGTCCAGCTTCGGCAGGTCCTGCTCCATGTGGGCGGTGTTCATGTGCGGGATGATCGGGAACCAGCCCAGGGTGCAGACGTAGGCGCCCAGGCGGCCGGCGGACTCGATGTTGCGGGCAATAGCTGCCCGATCCGGCGCCCGATAGGGGCCGGCGACGTAGATGATGGGGTGCATGGAGTGTCCTCGCGCCGGGTGGCGCTTTGCATGGAATTGGGCAGGTCAGGCAGCAGCCAGGAGTGCTTCGATAACTTTCCGGCCCGCAGCCGGTGGGACCGCGTTGCCGGCCATGTGTACGGTCAGCCTGTGGTTATCTGGGCGCAGCGTGCTTCTCGGGAAGGACATGGCCGCCAGGCATTCGTCGGCGGTGAACATCCGCATCCGGTCACCGTCGACCAGCGCCCAGCGATCGCGCGTTGTGATGGTCCCGACAGGGCGGTCGAGGCTGCGGCCGGTAAGCCCAGAGCCTGAGCCGTAGTAGGGCATCAGGAATCGTTCTCCGAACTGTCGGCGTCCATTCCGCACTCTTTCCAGAGTTGCCGCGGCACGGCCTGGCCGCTCGATGTCTGTCCAGGTTCCCGCGTTGAAATCGACGAAGGTGGAGGCCGGCACCAGCTGGTGCTGCTGCAAATTGAGCAGGAGCGGTGCGCGGCTTCGACTCAGGACGATGAAGATCCGCACTCGGTGTTGCGGCACGCCGAGGTCGGCGCAGTCCACGATGTGCGGGCTGACTTGGTAGCCAAGCGCGCGCACAGCCATTTCCCAGGCCGGGTATAGCGCCCACTGAACGAACTCCGGGGTGTTCTCGATGATGCCGAACTCCGGACGGTGGTACTCCAGGCAGGACACCGGCGCCCAGGCCGTCGAGCGAGAGGCATCGTGCTGCGGGTTGCCCGACGCCTTGCCGCGCGCTTTGCTGTGGCCCTGGCAGCAGGGCGAAGCAAGCATCAGGTCGTGCTCGGGAACCTGCGACCAGTCGCACTGTTGAAGGTCTTGGCAGACATGTTCTGCCTCGGGATGATTCTGACTGTGCCAATGCACAGCTTCCGGCCAGTGGTTGGCGGCCCAGATCATGTTCACGCCGGCCTGTCGGCCCCCAAAAGTCCAGCCGCCGAGCCCGGCGAACTGGTCAATCCCTCTGATCATGCGGCGGGCTCCTTTGCTGTTTTTCGGTACGTTTTCGTGAGCTCTCCATTGACCGAGCGCCCTTTGCGAAGCAGGACATTGGCAAGCGCAGCGCGATCGGATTGGCTGTGCGACGCCTGACGGAACAGACCGAAGTAGGAGTTGGCGACCTCAAGGAGGTCGTCTTCTGGTGCTGCAGCGACGCGCCGCAAGGCGACCTGGGCAGTTCGCTTCCTGGTGGTACGCCGCCATGGCTTGAGCACGTGGCCAACAAAGTCGATGCCGCGATCTACCGGCTGCAGGATGGTCTTCGTCGGATTGAGCCTGGCGCCCAGCGCTGGCAGGTAGGGCTCGATTTCAGCCAGCCATGCGTTCAACTGCTGTGGTGATTCATGCAGCAGCAGGAAGTCGTCGACGTAGCGGATGTAGTGCTTGGCCCTCAACCGGTGCTTCACGAACTGATCCAGGTCGTTCAGGTGGATGTTCGCGAAGAACTGGCTGCTCAGGTTTCCGATGGGGAGCCCGAGATGTGAAGGCTGGGCGGTCAGCCGCTTGTGCTGGGGCACCCTATTGAAAAGGTGGCGAGGGCTGCGAGTGACAAAGCTCTCTCGCGGATCGTGCCAGAGGATCTGGAGCGCCAGGCTGCGCCACCAAGGGCTATCGATCAGGCGCACCAACTGGTTGCTCAGCACGCGCTTGTCGATGGCCACGAAGAAGTTCGCCAGGTCCATCTTCAGGTAGTGGGCCGGGCGGCTCCAGTTCTGCGTCAGGCTGCGAACCTTGGCTTCCAAGCGCTGCGCGGCGTAGAGCGTGCCGCGACCTGGGATGCAGGCGCAGCTGTCGGCGATGAACTTCGCCTCGATTCCTGGGCCGATATGGTTATAGAGCAGGTGGTGGACGATCCGGTCCCGGAAATCGGCGGCCCAGACTTCCCGGGCCTTCGGTCGGGTGACGACGAAGCAAATAGAAGGACCTGGGCGGTATGTGCCGGAAACCAGGTCCTCGTGCAAGTTGATGAGATTCCGCTCTAAGTCCATCTCGAAAGCCAGCGAACTGGCGCTGTTGCGCTTGGTGCGCCGGCAGTCGTAATAGGCCTGGACAAGATCGCGGAAGAGAAAGGGCGCAACGGTTGGATCTGCGGACGGGGCGGACGCGAAGCTCGTTGTTCTTGTCGTTGTTGTTCTTGTCGTTGTTGTTCTGGTTGCCATCGTTGAAGTTCATGTTGAAGGCGTTGTTGGCGGAGCGCTGCGACCCATCGTGCTATCTACGTCGCCCAGCCGATTGCTCAGCTGGGAAACTGCGCCGGACCTATCCAGCCATTCCGCTGGTGGTTTCCGTGATGCGCATGGCGGTGGCCTGAAAGACCAGCGGCACGACCAGATTCAATTCGCACAGACCTGATCGCCGTGACGGTCAGGTAGCGGGCGCGGTTGCGGTATTGCGTTTCCAGGCATTGGCCTGTTTCCCAATAGAGGTTGTGACCTCCATGGTCATGGCGTGCTGGGAGACGCTGATGAAGCGGTTGTCCCTGAACAGGCGCATGAGCAGCTCTATCACCTGGACCTTCTCAACTAGCAGAGTCAGGTGCGGGCGCTTGTCGCGCGCTGCATTGGCCCGGGCAATGAGCATGAGCACGTCAACGCACTCATCGATCACCCGGCGGCCCAGAGACTGCTTGAGTTCGCGCGGGATGTTCCGGGTGAGATTCGTGGCCATCTGAAGGAGCCCACTGGCGGCCTTGTAGATGGAGAGCTCGGTGTGCATTGCCATGGCATTCCCCTCCATGGGAAGCCGCCCGTTGCCGGGCGGTTAAATGAATGAATTACTGAATAACTTCGCTGCGGACGGGGCGGACGCGAAGCTCGTTGTCCTTGCCGAGGTCGTACTGGTAGCCATCGTTGAAGCCCATGTAGAAGGCGCTGCTGGCGGAGCGCTGCGTGCTGGACCAGTACCAGTCCGGCTTGAAGGCTTCAGTACCACCAGCCTTGAAGACATCGACCGATGTCTGGACCGGAGACTCCGCGCTGTACAGCTCTCCAACAGGGATGCTGGAGTGGTTCTCTCCATCGCGATTCCAGGCGTAGTTCTTGTCGGTGGTGGGCTTGAGGTTGCGGTACTGCAGCTCCTGCACGTCACGCGCCGGGATCGCCCAGTCTGTGTGGCCTCCGATCTCCAGCGCGATAACCTGCTGCGCCAGTTCGCTGCCAGAAGCGGCCATCACCTCGGTGTTCGCACGGCTGTTGGTCAGGCTATCCGCGCCCTCGATCTTGACTCCGTACTCGCCCCACTCACCGGCGAGCTCATGCTCGGCACCGGCAGTGATGGAGACGTAACGCTGGCCGTCCTGCAGGTAGAAGCCGGAAACGAATCCGCCGCCGTAGGCTTGGCCGATTTCCGGGAGGGTGATCGCTTCCTGTGCTGCTGATTGCATGGGTGGTTCCTCTTTTCGAGCAACAAAAAAGGCGCTGCTGCGCCCAGGGAAGGAGATGGCCTGACGGCCAGATGAATTACTGAATGATCAAATGAACACTCTGCGGACGGGGCGGACGCGAAGCTCGCCGTCCTTGCCGCTGTTGTCCTGGGTGCCATCGCTGAAGTTCATGCTGAAGGCGAGGTAGGCGGAGCGCTGCGTGCTGGACCAGTAGTAGGTGTCCGTAGCGAAAAGTTCGGGAGCGTTCACCCAGCCCTGGTACAGCTCGGCTGCGGCCGGCAGGTAGAAGTCGCCGTGCCCGTCTGCCTGGTAATCAGCGCAGGCCTTCGCGGCTGGATGACCGCCGTCGTTGAGCAGGCACTGAGTGTTGGCCAGCCCATCGGTCTTGCTGGTTGCGCCAGACTCTTCGCCACGGCCACCCCAGGCGTGGTCGCCAATATCCTTGGCGGCGAAGACCAGGTAGTGGGCCGGGACGCTGTCGCGGGCCGGGACGAAGCCGCCGTTGTTGCCGCCTTGGCCAGGCCAGTACTCGCCAATTGCCGGTGCGGCGATGTCGCCGGCGGGTGTCTCGTTTGCCGCCGGAATCGACTGCGGGACACCAACATGGGCAAGAGCCGCAGCGACGAAGGTGGTTGCAACTACGTGAGCCGGTACCTTTAGGATCAGGCCTTCCGGGGTCTTCAGGGTGATCATTTCCTGTTTCATGTGATGCCCTTTTTCATGGGTGGTAGTGAGTCAAGCCGCCTGCTGCTGACTCCAGGCTCCCACGGCGTCAAACACGCGTGCAGCTTGGTCTTCGTCGAGCGAGACGGCGGAGGGAATGGCGATCCAGCCGGAGCCGATCAGGTGGTTGGGGTTGCACTCGCCGACCAGGGCCTTGTAGTGGGTCTCGATCGGGTCGGTGAGGTGTTCGGCGCGGTACACACCCTGCGGGGCGATCTCCACCGACTTGTAGTAGCGCTGGCCACGCTGATCGATGCAGAAGGCACTGAGGTAGATGGTCCAGCTGTAGGCGATGTCGCAGACCGCATCGGCGATCCGTTGCCCGGGCGGGATGTTCTTGCAGTTCTTCCAGTTGACCATCCCTTGCCGACCGCTCGGGTCGATGTTGACCACTGCGACGTGGTTGGTGGCCAGCAGCGCGCGGCAGGAGCGCTCCACGCGCAGGCGCATGTTGTTCGGCTTCCGCTTCTTCATAGGGCCTCCGCGAGCTGGCGCAGCAGGCGCCGCTGGGCGCGGGTGATTCCGTGCTGGCGGCGTTTCGAGACGGTGTCAGGGTCAATGCGCTCGGAGCGCGGCGGCAGCGGCTTCACCTCGGTGAACCCGGCGACCGGTACCGGCTGGATGCCAGAGGCCGCGACCAGGGCGGCCAGGCGCGCAGCATCCTCCGCCCGGCGTGAAGGGGTGATCTTGCATTCCATGGGGACAACTCGTGGTGCTGGGCGCCGTTGCGGCGCCCGTGTTGAGGGTCAGGCTGCTTTCTGGTGGTCCTGGCCGGCGATGTGCCCGTCCTCGATCCATACCGCCTGCAGCCATTCTGGTGTCTTCGCCATCGGCTCCTTCAGCGTGCCGGCGACGATCACCGAGTCGATCTCGCGTTCGGAGGTCATGGCGCGCATCAGCGCGATGGCCTGGTTGCGGCTCGGCAGGTCCAGCACGTCGAAGCGATCCAGCAGCGCCAGGCGCAGGCCGGAGATCGTCGCGATGGCCAGGGCGATGGTCGCGTCGCACCGCCAGCGCTCCGACTCGGACAGCAGCCCGTAGAGCCGGCCGCCGAACGTCACGTCGATGTCGGCGCTGATCTCCACCGGCGACCAGCCGGCGATGCCGGACAGGCGTTTCAGGGTGTCGTTCACCGGACCGATGGCGTCAGCGAGGATCTCCGCCGGGATGCCGGTCGGCGACAGCGCGTCGGCCATGCCGGTCCACGCCACCACATCCTGGTGGGCGGCCTGCGCTTTCGCGATGGAGGCCTCGCGCTGGGCGGCGGCTTCCAGGGCTTCCTGCAGGGCCACCAGCTTCGCGCGGCTGGCGTCGCGGGTCTGGCGGAGCTCGTTGATGGCCTGCTCGCCGTTGGCGATCGCTTCGGCACTGGGCGCGTCGGCGGACTCGGCTTCCAGAGCCTTGATCTGCTCGGCGGCGGCCAGGCACTCGTCCAGGTCCCGCTGGCTGTTTGCGACGGCGCGTTGGGCGCTGGCCAGATACTCACGGTATTCGGGCAACCGGCGGGCGGCTTCCGCGTCGGCGATCTGCTCCGGCGGCTGGTGCACCACCAGGTTGCCGCCCTGCAGGTCGACTGCGCCCTGGCAGTGGGGGCAGGTCAGCGGCTGGTGCGGCACGCTGCCGGCCGACGCCAGCTCGGCGGCCATGACTTTCTCGGACCATTCGTCCTGGTTCTGCTCGTCGGTGGTCAGCTTGTTGCGGCGGCGCGGCTCCAGGTCGACCAGTTCGCGCAGCTTGGTGATGCGCTGGGCGCGGCCGTCGGCAGCTTGGCGGGCCTGCTTGCTGGCGCCCAGGGTCTGCTGGGCCTCGGCGAGGTCGTCCTCGAACTGCTGCAGGTTCTTGCCGGCCTCGGCGACCTGGTCGGCGGTCACCACGGTGGCCGCCAGCTCGGGCGCCCAGTCGATGGCCTTCTCGCTGCCGTAGTTCTCGCCTGTGATCGCCTTCCAGGCACCGCGCGCCTCGCTGGCGTAGGACTTGGCCTGCTCCACTGCGGCCGGGAAGCCGGAGCGGAGCAGGGGCTTCACCTTCTCCACCAGGGCCGCGGCGTGCCCTTTGGCGATCAGGCGCTCCGCGATCTGGTTCGGGCTGGCGCTGGCGCCGCTGAGTTCGAACAGCACCTTGCGGCGCTCCTTCGAGTCCAGGGCGGCGAAGCGGCTGGCGTCGAGCACGTAGGGCAGGAAAGGGGAGTCGGTGAGCGGGGCGTTCTTCCCGGTGGGCAGCATCACCCAGGCGGTTTGCTCGTCGCCGCCGTTGTCGAGGAAGGTGACGTGCGATTCACCTTTCTTCGCGCCCTCGCTGACCAGCTTGTCCATCTCCTTCTTCAGCGAGACGCGGCGCGGCTGGCCGTTGAATGCCATGGCCAAACCATCAAGCGCCGAACTTTTCCCCGCTCCGTTGTGACCAGCGATCAGCAGAACAGGGGCGATGACATCAAGTTCAAAGTTGCGGATACCCTGGAAATTATGAATTTCGATCTTGCGGATTTTCATTACGCGATCTCCCGCGTTTTACCGATTTTGATGAGGTAGATGAGGGTTTTCGAGACGTTGAAGGCCCGCGCAATCTGAGCTTGCGGCTCGCCAGCGGCCAGACGCTCCTTGATCTCCCGAACCTGTGCATTGGTGACCCTGGAGTTACCGTTGGACTCGCCACGCCTACCGCCGCCGAGTTGCTTACCGCGCCCCTTCCTCGCCATGTCCTGCATGTTGTCCAGGTGGGTTCCGAGAAAGAGGTGGTCAGGCCGAACGCATCGAGGGTTATCGCAGCGGTGGAGCACATGCAGGCCGTCTTCGATGGGCCCGATGTTGATTTCGTAGGACGCGCGATGTGCAAGCATTGAGCCTTCGCGGCCGCCGCGGCTGATCTCGCCGTAGCCTGTGCCGTTGCGGTATCCGGTCCAGAGCCAACAGCCTTCGGTTTTCTGGACTTTCTTCCAGAACCGATCGCTGAGCGACCGACGCATTGCGCGCCGGTCGGTGTCAGCAGAACCGCTTCTCCGGTTCCTGTGATAGTGCTTTTCACAGAACCCGTTGCCGTAGTGCTTGCCCGAACAACCATCGACCGAGCAGAGGCGCATGGCTCACTCCAGGTCGAGGGCAATATCCCCCGGCTTCTTGATGACGCGGTAGGTGTTCAGCTCGCGGGCTTCCTCGTTCTCCTGCTCGAGCACGATGACGCCCTGGTCCAGCAGTTGTAGAACGACGCGCTCGGCTTCCTCGGTGGTGAGGGCGAAGCGCGACTGCAGCCAGGCCGCGTCGAACACGTCCTTCTTCGTGGCGACGCCGATGGCGATCTCGCCCAGGGTGTGGCCAGCGAAGCGCTCGACGGTGAGCTGCGGCAGCTCCTGGAACTCGGCGTCGACGACGTCGCCATCGTCTGCTGCCTGCTCGCCGCCCCAGGCGCCGGGGTCTTCCATATCGTGATCGCCGCCGTTGAGGTCCAGCGGGTTCTGGTCCGGATCGGCCTTGACGTCCTTCATGCCGTCGAGGAACTCACCCGCGCCGCCGATGATCAGCAGGCAGTCCTCGTTCACCGCGTCCAGCAGGTCGTGCTTGTTCGGGCTGGAGTGGTTGACCACGATCACGGCCTTCATCTTGTCCTTGGCCGCGATGGATTCCAGCTTGCCGTAGACCGTTTCGCGCTCGGCGCCGGCGATGGTGTGCACTGCGATGGTGGCCGCGTTGCGCACCTGCTGTTCCAGGCGCTCGATCACATCGGTCTGCTTGGCTTCGGACAGCTTCTGCCATACGTCCGGCAGGATGCGGATTTCCTGAATCAGGCCCTGCAGCAGGCTCTTGCCGAGGGTGTCGGCAGTCATGTGGAGGAAAGCGGCGTTGTTCTGGCTCATGGGGTCGGGTTCCTACTGGTTGGCGATGCGATCGAGGGTGGTGTGCTGGGACTCGCTCAGGAACATCCGCGCGCCGTAGCGCTGGAAGTTGGCGCGCAGGTCGGCGGTGAAGTCCTCTTCCCAGGTGGTGCTGGCGCTGAGTTCCGCCGCGCAGAGGAGGCTGGTGAACTCCTCTACGCGGTCGAACTGCTCTTCGATGGTCCGGCTGGCCATGGCCGGTTACTCGAAGTTCAGGCCGTCGGTGTCCTGCGGCGCTTTCTCATCCGGCTCTACGATCTCGCCGGTTTCAGTGTTCACGCCTTCGGGCGCAGGGTCGGCGGCCGGCTCGTCTTCGGTGTCTACTACCGCCGGCGGCTCGGGCTCCTTGTCGCGCAGGTCGTCCAGATTCACCGGAACCGTCTCGCCCTGGATGTCGGTGTCACGCGGCTCTATGAAGTCGTTGACCTCCTCGACGGTCTGCAGGCCCATCAGCAGCTCCGGCGCATATAGGCGGCCCAGCAGGCTGGCGGCGCGGTAGCGCAGCATTACCTCGGGCATCGTCAGCCACTTGCTGCCGTTCTTGGTCAGCCAGCCTTCGTCTATCGCCATCTGCATGGTGACGGTTGGGCCGTCCAGGCGCTCGCCGGTTTCCTTCTCGATCACCCAGGCGGTGCAGGTGCGGTGCTGGATCTTGGCTTTCCGCTTCTCGATCGACTTGGTGCCGTTCTTCCAGACGGTGACCTCGTAGGCGACTTCCTCCTCCTTGCCGGGCTCGCTCAGATCGAAGCGGAGCGGGCTGAAGCGGCCGCAGCTGTTTATAGAGGCGATGATGAACTGGCTGGACCAGCTTGGCCGGCCCTCGATTACGTAGAGGTTCTGCATCACCATCAGCGGATCGGCGCCCATGCGCTGGGCCATGTTCATCGCCACGATGCAGTTCGGCAGGCCAGCTCCGTTCGGAGTGTGGCCGACGACCTTGCCGCGCTCTTTCACCTCGACGAAAGCGCGGTACTGGACCGGCACCAGGGTGGAGGAGCTGAGTGCCCTGGCGACGCGCTGAATTTGGTCGAAGCCGGCGCCGGTCAGCAGCGACATGGGCGCGTCGTTCGGCTTGGCAGCGACAGCGCTGGTCTTCAGCTCGGCGATAGTGGTGGTTTGGCTCATGCCGCTTGCTCCTTGTAGCCCATGAATTGGCGGTACTCGGCTTCGGTCGCGACGCTCACCATGCGGTTCTCGTCGGGCTTGTCCGGTTTGTTGTGTTGCTTGCGCTGGTTCTCCAGGAACAACTGGCGATTCCATACGCGGTGATGGTTGATGACCTCGCGGCGCTTGCCGCTGGGGTCGGTGAGGCGGATGTAGACGTCTTCTCCCTTCATGGGCTTCCTCATTCGTGGTAGGGGCAGGTCGCCCAGCGCGGGCAGTACTTCGGGCTGCACAGCGGGCTTTGCGGGTTAGGGGGGAACAGGCCACTGCGGAACATGTCCGCCGCGAAATCGATCAGGCCGCGGTGCGTGTCGCTGCCGACCATCGCCTGGCGCGCGTCGATGATTTCGCCGACCGCTGCCTCGGGCTTGCCCTTGGTCTTCAGGCCGATGATCTCGGCCGGCGCGGTGATGGCATCGCCGGTGGTGTGCTCGTAGAGCAGTTCGTAGGTTCCGATCTGCGGCTTGTGGCCCTTGGTCTTGGCCACGCCCTGGCTGACCGCGGCACCGCCGGTCTTCACGTCGGCGATGCCGATGCCGTGGGAGTCGCGCTTGATGCGGGCCCGGTCGAGCTGGCCGGTCAGGCGGACGATGATCCCGCCGCCGCAGTCGATCTCCAGCGGCTTGGTCGTCAGCTCCACGGCCACGAAGTCGTAGTTCGGGCTGATGTCGTTGCAGTACTTGGTGTGCAGCGCCAGGCCGGTGGACTCGGCTTCGCGCATGCTGATGTCTGAGCCACGCCAGTCGACCTCGAACTCGGGCTGCTGCAGCGTGTGCACCAGCAGCTCCGAGGCGTCGTAGGCGCTGATCGGCTCGCCATTCACCCGCGCCGCATCGAAGGCGGCTGTGCTGGCGTGGATCGCCGTACCGAGCAGGGCGCGCGGCCCCGAAGGGCTGCGAATCTTGTGGATGTGGATCGCCTCCCACTTGAAGGCACAGTCGAACAGCGCGCCCCAGGACGAGGCGCGCACCGTGGTGACGGATTGCATGGGGGCTCACTTCGCGGCGAATGCCGTCGTGGGTTGCTCGCCGGTGATGTGGCCGGCGGTGGCGGGGCCGATGATCAGGAAGATGTAGAGGGCGCAGGCACCGAGCGTGCCCAGCAGGATGGCTTTACGCTTGGCGTTTATGGCATAGCCCTCCCGATCTCGGCGGCGATGCGAACGACGGCACGGCGCTCGGCGGCTGCTCGCGATTCCGTGTTGTCTTCGCAGTTCTCCGTCATGGTTCGGATGCCCTCATAAGGCACCAGTGCGGATACATGTACGATGCGGCGAAGGCGGATCGTGTCTGGTCTGATGATTACAGCCAGTCGGAAAGCTGCGCCGTCGTCAGCGAGCGGGTTCCACACGTTCCCATCGGACACTAGCTTCGCGCAGCCATCCAGGATGTCGATGTGGTAGTCGAGGCCGACCGCCTTCGCTGCAAGCTCGAGTAACTCTTGATCAGCCACGGCGCACCCCCAGGCACTTCCGGCCTTTCTTGATAGTCAGCGCCATGCGGCGTGGCAGGTTCTGCACCAGCGTCTCGCGCGGCAGACCGAGAGCAGCGGCGATGTCGGCGCCGGCCGGCATGATCAGCTCGGCGAGCTGGTCGTCAACCAGCGAGGGAACGGGGCGAGTTGTCATTCCGTGCTCCTTGAATGCATGCCTGGATGTGGTGGTTACGGAGTTCGGTGCGGCGGTTGCGCACCGTCTCGGCGGCTTCCTGTGTCAGGTCCAGCTCCTGCTGGCCGTTGATGTCGCCTTGGGCGTAGGCCATCTGGATCATCCCGATGGCCATGTCGTCACTGGGGAACTGCGACCTGGACTGCAGCTCGATCTCGTGCTTGATCAGCTTCCAGGCCTTTTCCGTCCGGTAGCACATGGGGTTGCTCCTCGGGCTCGTCGAGCTCTTCGGGTTCAGGATCAGGGCCATCCCACAAGGGATCGCCGCGCAGGTCGTAGGCCGCCTGAGCGCCACGGAAGCGGGCGCGCCGGCGGGATTCGGAAAGCCACATGGCTGTGTCCTCGGCTGGCGCCGGCATTCGGCAGCACTCGGGCGCTCCGCTGTGTGCCGATGGGCGCGGAGGAGAGTGCTGGCGGATGCGGGCAGGGAAGGTGCGGTGATTGCGGAGTTTCGTTGGCGCAACAAAAAGCCCGCGTTTAGCGGGCTTCTGAGAAAGAGCGGAGGCTAGCTGCGCTTCCCAAGTCCAGGGCTTCCACCTTGGACTAAGTGCGCGTAGCCGGTGCTGTTGTTTACAGGCTTTGGTGTGAGGCCAAGATCAGGCATGCCATCGTGCTTGTGCGACTTAGGTTCAGGGTGTTGCTTTCTCGACGCCCTGTTTCGCTTGCTCTTGGCCTTCAGTTTCCGGATCGCCTCAGCGAGTGCGGCGATGAGCTGGCGTACTTCAATGTCTCCCGGAGACTTGGCGAGGAAGCCTTCGAGTGTCTCCTTGCGAGACTTCAGCAATCGCTCGCTATCGGACTTGATGCCGCATATGAACGCGTCCTCAAGCTTGAGTAGCTCCGCCTTCTTCACCCCGACACCCCGGAAGAAATGGCTCTTTTTCCAGGGCTTGTGTTCTTTCGAAAGGATGATTGGTGTGGCCATTGGATATCCCGCTCCTTGGGTTGCAGAAGCAAGGTAACGCCGTTGGTTCCTCTCCGAGAAGCCCTCAATGAAGGATTCTTGGAGAGCCTCCGGCCTGCTGGGCAGGCCAGAGCTCTCGATCCGCGTTCGCCTACTGGGCTTCTACCACCCGCGGTTGGAGCTTCTGGTGTCGTGGTGAACCGTGACGCCGGCATGCCGGGCGCTGCAGTCCTCGTTCCTGGGCACTGTTACCCGCCACCTGTGCCTGGGCGATGATTTTTTTCTGTACGTTGTCGGTGTCACCCCAGACGTTTCCATCTGTCCGCTGTGCCGGGTACCAATCTCCGTTCTGAGGAGTCCCGGCAGGGAGCGTTAGGGGTGCAGACCCTCGGCGCGCGCATCCAGATGCAGCGCGTCAGCTTTGAGCCTGGCCGGCTACCAGAGGCCGGCGTGGGTTCCCGTGTTGTGAAAGAGCGCGGCTCGGTGGCCTGGCCCAGGTGTGTATTCGTTGGGCGTGCAATCAAAATACAAAACGTATTTTTACCTGTCAATACGAAATGTATTTGAGTCGCCGTGCGGGCACAAAAAAGCCCGCACATGGCGGGCTCGTTATGGAGCGGTGGATTACCAGTCAGTCGCAGGATGAGGCCAGGCGAGCTCGATGGTGCCGTCCTGCTGGCGCGTGATCGTCAGGGCGTCCTCCTGGCTCAGCTCGTCGAGCAATCGCAGCCAGGCCTCCTCGGGTTCGTCAGGCATCCGGCTGATAACGGATCGCCGCGCGAGCTGGGCAGCCGGGGCCAGCAGTTGGCGCTGGATGCGGAGGGCCAGAAGTTCATAGGGGGAGGGGGTGTGATACGCGGCTGCTTTGCGGGCCATACGGCTCTCCTTGTCTGTATGGATATACAGTATTTGGAGTGCTGGCGCTTTGCAAGCAGGCAAAGAAAAGCCCGGCTCTAGGCCGGGCATTTCGGATTCTGCTTACTTGGGTAGATGCGAAAGGATAGGAACCAGATATTGCTGCACCACCCACCATCCGGCTGCAAACACAGCTACGCCGACGGTAAGGGCGGCGACAGCTGCTTGCGATCGCGTAATCGCCCCGTCGAGCTTGGTCTCGATTTTGCCCAGGCTGACCTTGATCTCAGTGACGCTTTCATTGAGTCGGTCGAACTGCACTTCAAGCCTATCGAGTTGTTTACCCATTTCTTCCTCCAGCTTCGCCCGTGCTAGGTCGAGACTTTCTTGGCCTAAGACACTGTCGCTATCCAGGATGCTGCGAATTTCATCCATGATCCGCTTGGTATTTTGTATCGCATCTTCAGTTTTTTCTACTGCGGCGGACCAATCCCTTGTTTTTGCGCGGATTCGGCGGACTGACCTTGTCGTCACAATCCTCTTTTCATTGCCGTCTCCACCATCGTTCCCTTTTCTGTCTTCGTCGTCCGTGGCCACTCTGTCTCCTATAGCACGCCGCGCGGCTGTTTAGCGTCGATGACGCGCCCGATCACTTCCCAGGCATCGTCCATCTCGACCTGCTTGAACTCCTTGTTCAGCGGGACCAGGTATTCGCGGCCGCTGTCGTAGATGTACTGCTTGAACGTGGTCTCTCCGTCGCGGTGCTTCGCGATGTAGAACTTACCGCTGACCAGGTCAAAGCCTTCCGGCTTGATGAGGACCGGAGTGCCATCGGGGAAGCTGGGCGGGGTCGGGGACGTCATCGACGGACCCTTGGTGATGAGCCAGTAGCCGTGCGGGCCCGCGTTCTCTGTTGAGGGCAGCCAGTCCTCGGCATCGCCCGGGACGAAGTTGTCGGGCGAGTCGGCGCGCTGGCCGGCCGCGACCCAGCTGATCACTGGATAGGTCTGCGGCGCGCGGGACGGCTGCAGCGCCATCTCGACGTTCTGCAGACGCTCGATCGGTAACTGAACGCCAAGCGGCGGAAGGCCAAGTACTGACAGCATCAGATTGATGTCGCCCAGGCCGGGCTCACGCCTTCCATTCAGCCAATGCCCAACGGCGCCCTGGGTTTTCCCAATTCGCTCAGCGAGTTTGTCCTGTGTGACGCCCTGTTCGGACATCGCGCCGCGCACGGCAGTAATCCAATCGTTCATGGGCGAAATGCTACAGCCCGTATTAATCCGCGCAACGCACGCCATGTATTAATCCTTGCCAGAGGCAAATACGAAATGTATTTTTGAAAAAGACATCAACCGGAGGACCGCCATGAGCGCCTTGAAAGCCATCCGCAAGCAGGCGGGTGTAACCCAGACCCAGCTCGCCGAGCGTGTTGGCCTCACCCAGGCCGCGATCGGCCATTACGAGACAGGACGTCGCAAACCCGGCCTCAGTGAATGCCGGCGCATCGTCGCAGCGCTGAACGACCTCGGTGCTGAATGCACCCTGGCCGAAGCGTTCCCCGAACCTGAACCTCAGCAGGCGCCTATGCCTGTACAACTGGCGTCCTGACCATGGCCACGACTCAATTGGACCAGGATCAGACGATCAGGGCCCGCAAGAACTTCGCCATTCTCTTGCAGCGACTTTCCTCGGTCGGCAATGCGCCGGTCGCGGTTGCAGTCGGTTGCGACGAGGCGACGATCAGCCGGATGAAGCCGGAGAAGTTCCAGCAGTTCTGCGAAATCCTCGCAGTGCTGGACCTGAAGATCGTGCCGAAGGGCATGCGCTGCTTCGACGAGCGCGACATCGAGGCGATCCTCTACCAGGCCAAGCGCTGGATGGATCACGTCCAGGGCGTCGACCAGCTCGTGGCGGATTGATCATGAAAGACGACCAGGTCACCTCAGCGAATCAAGGTGCATGCCATCCCCGTCAAGAGCGCGGCGAATGCGATCCAGCAGGGCAACATATTCCGGGGTCCAAATCGCGTCCATCTCCTGTAACCCTCGTATCTGAAGCAGTAGCTCGTCAGCGCGCTCAGGAGCGGAGTGAGCCAGGTGAGCCGTCATGAACAGCATCATGTCGGTAAGCGCGCCTACCTGCCTTTCGAGGGCCTCAATCTTCCATTGCAGCTCTGTGTTGGATGGTGTCTTCAACCTTGGATTCTCCTTGTTCCTTATGGGGCAGGGGCGATTCTGAAATGCCGTCGATCCTGATCTCCGATGCCGAGTGGTCGCTGCTCTCTGGCGAGCCGGCGGAGCTGCTGAAGCTCTATGTGGCCTTGAAGCGCCGCATGGACTTCGCCACTGGCATTGCCGGGCAGAAGACCCTGATCAACGAGATCGTGCTGCGCGAAGGGTACACCGTCGACCCGATTCCTGGGCGCGCAGCCCCCAAGCCTCCCACGCGAGAGCAGGGACGGTCAGGAGTTCGCAGGCTGGAGAAGATCGGCGCACTGAAGGTCATCGGCCCGCTGGTTTTCGAGTTTCCGTACGCACGTCGGGATCAGTCCGTCCAAAACAGCTACAACCAAGCAGCAACCAAGCTACAACCCGAGCAGCAACCAGTGACGAATCAGCTTGAAGCCACTGAATACGAGGATTCCGGAGATTCTGAGGGCAAAGCTACAACCGGGTTATTTCTTGAGCAGGTGCCGAGCAGCAACCTACTTCCGGTATCCGGTAAAGACCATACCGTACCTCCCGCGCGCGACGATTTGGAAACGCCCTCGACTGCCGGCCAGTGGTGCCAGTTCTTCATCCGGGAGCGCCGCTTCCAGATGCACGTCGTCCAGACCGCCAAGACCATGCCGCTCTTCTCCCAGTGGGTTGAGCGCCGGATCACCACCTCGCAAGTACGTACCGCCATGGAAACCGCCGAAGTGAAGCTCGGCGCAGTGCCAGACACCCCGTTGTACTACCGAAACTTCCTCGAACAGCTGCTGCTGGAAACCCAGCGGCTGTCGCTTGCACAGGAGCAGCGCGATGAGCACACCACCGGACAACAAGGACCTTCCCAAGGCCAAGCCGGCCGTCATGCCGCCCCGCGCGGACTCCCTCGTCGACAAGGCCCTCTCTCAGCCGTCGACCGAGTCGCAGCCAACATCGCAGCCAACGAAGCTGCCCGACAGGCTTCTGGAGCGCCTCTGGCTGAAGATGACGGAGATGTACGGGCACCGCTGGACGTCGAGTTTTGGCGACAACCCGAATCCCGATAGCGCCTGGGCGACCGTCCTGAACGGCCTGACGGGCCAACAGCTGGCAAACGGCCTGGCCGCCCTGGTGCACAAGGGGACCGAGTTCGACTGGCCGCCGCCGGCGAACGTCTTCCGCGCCCTGTGCCTGGAAGTGCACGGCATGCCCACCGAGGACGAAGCCTGGGAGCAGGCGCTGCGCGGTATCTACGCTCACGAGGCGGTACGCATCGCAGCGAAAGCCACCGGCACCTGGGACCTGAAGCACGGCAAGCTGACGGACAAGGCGCTGCACAAGGTCTTCTCCCGCAACTACGCCATCGTCAAAGCCCGTGCCGCCATGGGCAAGCCGCTGGACGAGGAGATCCCGAAGGCGATCGCCCACGAGGAGAAGACGCCGATGCAGAAGCAGATGGCGCACTCGCACCGTGAAGCCCGCGACCTGATCTATGCCCAGGGCCTGCCGACCGATCCGAAGCAGGCGCGGGCGCTGCTGCTGGCGAAGTTGGGGATCAACCGGGAGGTGAGGCCGTGAACCTGATGGAGATCGCGCTGCTGCTAATCCTGGCCAGCCTCCCGAGCATCGGCTGGCTGCTCGCATTCCTCGACCGCCGTCGCACCGCTGCCTGGGAGGAGTACAACCGAGACCGCCTGGACCGAAGGGCGCAGGTCGAGCGCAATTCGCGGAGGGTGTTGTGATGGACCTGCGCCCGGTGCTGTTCACGGTCCCCGGCGAGCCTGTGGGGAAGGGAAGGCCACGCATCGGCCGAGTCGCCGGCCACGCCAGGATGTTCACGCCGGAGAAGACGGCGAACTACGAGGGGCTGATCGCGCACAGCGGACACCAGGCAATGGCTGGCCGCGCTCTGCTTGAAGGGCCGGTGATGGTCGAGCTGGACATCGCGCTGAGCATCCCTCAATCCATGTCGAAAAAGCGGAAGACCCTGGCACTGGCCGGGCAGCTGTATCCCACCAAGAAACCGGACCTGGATAACGTGCAAAAAGCGATCTACGACGGCCTGAACGGTGTCGTCTGGAAGGACGACGTCCAGGTCGTGAAGGCGATGGTGGGGAAGCGCTACGGCGAAACGCCGGGCGTGCGCGTGAAAGTCGTCCCTCTCATCGAGGGCGAGCAGTGACTACGGGAAACTACAGGGGAGGGGCGGTATGAAACTCATCAGCGCACGGCAGGCGTGGCACGACGCCTATTTCGAGGGGCGCGACTCGGTCCTGGCCGTCGCCGCGGAGAAGGCGAAGCTCGGCAAGCGGGGGCGGGTGGCCAACGAGACCCATGCCGAGCGCAAGGACACCAATGGCAAGAGCGCCCACATGCTGGCGGCCGGCCTGGTGATGTCGGCCATCGGCACGCTGCCCAAGCCCCTGCAGCACTTCGGGCACACGTTGTATTCGCCGCTGGCCACTGGTGACGATGTGGCTATCGCTCACGGCCTGGTCTGGATCGGCGCCGGTCTTGGCCAGCTCACACAGCGCCAGGGCGAGCGCGCCTACTGGATGGCGTTGGCGGCGATTAACTCGCACAAGCGGGCGGTGAATGGCCGGGACACCCTCGGCCCGGGCGAGGTCTGCCTGTTCATCGAGGAGCGCCTGGGCTGCCGCGTCGACCCCTGCAACTGGGCGCGGGACTACGCCAGCACCTGGGAGCGGCTGGCGCGCCACGTCGACAAGCTGGACGCGCAGGCGCTCAGGCCGGTTGCCGAGGTTGTGGCGAAGCAGAGTGGGCTGGCGCAAGGGCCCAGGCTGGCGCTGGCTGCAGGAGGATCGTGACGTTGTCGCCGAGCAGCGCGCCGATTTGTATGCCCAGCGTCGCGAGCAGGTGCAGGAGCGCCTGGCCGAGCGCCTGCGCGGGATGTCCAATCAGCAGCTGGCGGCCTGGGCCGCACGGATGAAGCGCTACGGCGACGCTTATCGTGCCGAGTGGGCCGACGACGTTTATGAGCAACCGGACGTGCACCAGCGCTACCACGACCGTGTAGCGGCCTACTGGAGCCAGAGGGAGCGTCTGAAACAGGTCGCTTGACGATTTGAAGAGCAATCCGATACTGTTTCGCCATCGTGCACAACTACACCCCGCACGAAACAATCATCGAAACCCGGCCCTCGCGCCGGGTTTTTTGTTTTCAGCGGAGGACCAGATGGAACCCACGACCTCCATCGGTATTGGCGCGCTGTTTGCCAAGTACAGCGTGACCATCGCCGGGTTCTGGGGCTCCATCCTCTCGCTCGGCTTCCTGAAGGACCTGACCCGATTCCAGGCCGCCCTGGCGGTCTTCACCGGCCTCGGGTGCTCCACCTACTGGACCCAGCCCGTCGCCGGCTGGCTATCCCGGACCTACATCATCCCCTTGGATGATTCCTTCCTCGCCGGCGTCGCCTTCACCATCGGCCTGCTG